CCGCCGTACCTTCAACGGTTTCGGCCGCGATGCAGAGTTGTTGAAGTCTTGTTAGTGCCATGTGTCTCTCTCAGTGCTTGGTGGACGGGTCGCCGTAAAGCGTTCGATACAGGATCCGCACCGTGACTTGCGCCTCGGCCAGCGGGTTGCTCGGGTCGGCCTCGAAGACTTGATCACTCAAGATGCGCGTCGTCAGCGCGTTGCCTCCGCGCGTCCAGTCCGTGGTCAACGCCACGCGCACATCCGTCACCAAGTCTTGCAGGGACGTTTTCCATGCGGAATCGTAGACCCCGCACACGATCAGCAGGTCCATCGTGTGCTCGATGATTCCTAGCCGGCTGTCGTCGTGCGTCTCGCCCTGAGGCACCACGATCAGGCATGGATAGGTAGGAACCTCGAAGGCGTTGCCGCCCCACCGACGAACCGTGTTCGGCACAGTCTTGTACGTCGCGGGCGTCGTCGCGATTGCAGCCAGCACCGTGTCCACGTTCTGCAATATCAGCTCGCGTACCGTCGTTGTTGCCGGGTATGCCATCAGCGGATCTCCTCGAGGATCACGGTAACAGATCCGGCGGCCGCGTTCCGACGCACACGCTCAAGCGTGTCATCGGCAAACCGTACATCCACAGCCGACCCGCCGGGAGGCGTGTAACTGATCGCCAGGATGCCACCAGTGATGGTCCACGCACGCTCGACCTCGGTCAGGATGCCGTCCAAGCTGTCATAGGTCAGAACCCAACGACGCAGCTCGCGCTCGTTGATCTGCCGGCCACGCGACTTGTTCAGCTCTGCGGGAGCCTGAATTGCACGCCGCTGGCTCGTCTCAACCAAGGTCGCCGGACACATCGTCCAAGTGTAGACGGCCACTAGCCACCGCCTCCGACACGACGGGAAGCTGCTTCGCCGGCCGCCGTGAAGCGCGCACGCCGGTCTTGAACAAGTGCCGGCGAGGTCCAAGTGTCGCGGAATCCCAGCCGCGCCGGAACCTCGACTTGCTTCTTGAGGATGTACAGCAACTGCACATCCTCCTCTTTCCGACGCTTGCCGCCCGGCTTGCCATACGACGCCAAGAACGTGTTCCCCTTCTTGCTGGTGAAGAAGAAGACGTCCTCTGGGTATCGAGAGAGCAGGTCGCGCGCGCTCGTGTAGCGAGGCGCGCCGGACCCCGTGAGGGCATCGTCGAGCGGGATCGTCAGGTTCTTCGCCCGCTTCGGACGAATCGTGCCGCCGTACTCCTGCAACCGCGCGTACTTCACACCTTGGCTGTAGACCAGCAACGTCAACGGCTTGCCGGCAGTGCCGCCCAGCACGCTCTTGCCGAAGGACCGACGAAGCGATCCAGTCCGGTTCTGAAGGATCGTACCCGTGTTCTTTGGGCCCGAGTAACCACGGAACCTCTTCGTGATCATCGTGTCGATGAACACGTTGCCATGGTCGGTGAACGCCTTCCGCATCTCCTGATTCAGGGCCGACGGGAACGCCTTCAGCACCCGCTTCAGGGCGTCGATGTCGACACGAAGGCTCACAGCGTCAGGCGCTTGTACTTCGACAGCGCCTGGCGCACCTCGTCCAGAAGCTGGTAGTCCTTGGTGTACTGAGTCGAACTCTCGCCCATCGTCACGTTGCCGCCAGGCGTCGTGCGCCGGCGATGCAAGTACGCCACCTGCAAGTCGCACGCCTGCGCCAGGTCCGGGTAGCCGGTGATCAGGTTCGCCGTGCTCGTCGCGAAGCCGCCCGTGTAGGTGACTTGGATGTAGTACGGCATGATGGGACGAGCCATCGAGCCGGCCGTGAACGGCGTGCCCTGCGAAACCAGACGGATAACACCGGCCGTGTCCTCGAGGACATAGTCGTCGTTCCGCACAAGCGTCGTCGCCGTTGCGAAGTCCGTCGTGTCGTTCAGCTTGACCGTAAACGCCACAGCGCCGTTCACAGGCGCACCTTGCAGCGTCACCAACCGCCGCGACAACTTGATCGGGTACACCTCTGTGCGCGCCGTCTGCTGGCCGTGGCGGCGCATCTCGCCGTCGAATCGCAGGCTCGTCGCCGTGACCAATTGATCGATCAGCGAGTCCTGCGACACGTCGGCATTCGCGATGCCCAGCAGCGTCTTGACGCGCGCGCGAGTGGTGTAGTCGATCGCCATGGCTTAGAGGACGAAAGTCGAGACGTTGGCGTTGGCGTCTGGAGTGATCAACTCGTTGAACAGCACGGCAACGCACGACACCGTGATGCTGCCTCCTGAAATCGACGAGACATTGAGCCGGACGTACTCGCGGTGCTTGTTGCAATCGACGAGCACCGTGCAAGAGGTGAGCTGCTCCGATCCGCTGAAGGTTGTCGAAAAACCGCTGTTGGCCCAGTTGGAATTGTCCTGGCTGTCTTGGACGTCAACAACGAATGACTTGCCGGCAACCGAGAAGTCGGACTGCATCTGAAAGACCAGATGGCGATAGCTGATAGTCTGCACTCCGGTCATCGCGAAAGGAGTCGACGTCGTCACGCTATTTCGGCGAATGCCGACGATGCGCATCTCGTTCTGGTAGTCGTTTCTCATAGAGCCGACAGTCCGATCTGCGAAACAGGATCGCTCGAGTTGATCTTGTTGTATTGAAGGGCCGTCACGCCGACAACGATGGTGCCCGTGAGCCTTGTGATCTTCAGGCGAACGTACCGGCGGACAGCTTCATGCCGGACAAGAAATCCGCGACCGTAGATTGTGCCGGTACCAGGAAAGTCCGTCACGGCCGTGCCGATCTCAGCCCAGTTTGAGTCATCCGCGCTGTCCTCCAGCGTAGCAGTCAATGTCGCCGCCGAGGCGTGGAACTCGTTGAGCAGCAGCAGGGTGTAGCGGTACCCATTCGGGGTGATTGAAGCAGACTGCACCGGAGTGCCACTGCTAATCGTCGTCGAGGCCAGCAGCGTCTGCCCTCGCATGGTTGTCTTCCCGTCAAAGTTCATCTTCCGACTTCTTCCTGCGGCCTCGCCGCTTGGTCTCCACGCTAGCCGCTTCCTCGGCCGGCGGCTCCGGCGTGATCGCCTCGAGCACTTCGGCCGCGTGTTCGATGTTCGGCCTCGACGCACGCCACCTGTTCAGCAGCGCGCCCGGCCACGCCTCTTTTGGCGTCACGCTCGCGCCAACCGGTGCCGGCTCGAGCTTGTACTCCTGCCCTCGGATCTCTTCGACCACCCAAGGGTCGCCAAGGTCCAGCGTCTGGCCCTCGAGGAGCCACGCCTTGTTCACGCCCTTCGCCTTTGGGTCGTGCAGCGCATGCCCTTTTCCAACGATGTGCAGGCTCATGGGGTGATGCATGCCGCGAGTTGTAGCACAAGGGCCGCCGCCGCTCGCGGCGACGACGGCCCTCGATCCCACAGTCCGTCAGACGATCAGTCGATCGAGAAGGCCATCGTGTTGAGCGTGACGCTCGGGTTCACGGCATTGAGCAAGAGCACCGTCACGCCGAAGTCGCAGGCCGCCGTACCAACGACCGCTTGGATCTTGATGTAGCGGTTGCACTTGTCGGTGGTGCCGGCGGTCGCGCTATTCAGACGAATGCGTCCAACGTAGACGGTCGCCTCGTTGGCAGTCACTACTTGAGTGAATGCCGCGCCGGTGACGGCGGCATAGCTGCCACCAGCCGTGTCGGTGTCGCGGACGGTTACGTCAACCGTACCGCTCGAGCCCATCGTGCCCGCGTCAAAGATGATGACGGCTTCGGCGAAGCCGGCCGTGTCAATCTCTGACGATGTGTGAGTCGCCGCCGAGTAGTTGTCGGCCTTGAGGGCTGCCACCACTTTGTGGTGACTGCGGAAGTCCATCTGCATGTGAGTGTTCTCCTTGTGCGTTTGGTTAGGGGATCAGGTCTGCGCGGCCAAGCCCGTCGAGGCACAGAACGCTTCCGGGTAACGCACACCAACATCGACGGTCATGCCGGCGAGGATCTGGGTCTGACGCTTGGTGAAGTTCGTGCCCTCGCGCGAAGCCGCGAGCACCATCGTGCCCCACTCCGCAACCATCGACGCGGCGAACGCGCCGAGCAGAATCTTGTCGTTCGGCATCTGCGTCGACAGAACGTAGCGGTGACCGAGGATGCGCTCGATCGTGCCGCCGTCAACGAACGGACGAACCTTGGGGTTCACGTTTGCGCTGCTCGAAACCGTGTCGAGTTGCTTGCGCACCTGACGGAACTGGTTCGGATGCATTGCCCACACGAACTCGCCCACCGTCTGGGCGTTGTCCTCGAAGAGCTTGTGCTCCATGTTGATCATCTCGTTGTACGAGGTGGCAGCATCAAGAGCACCCGTGAAGCTCTGGGTGTTGATGCCCGAGGTGTTGAGAATGCCGGTCGGCTGACCCGCAGCACCCGTGCCGTTGAACACCGCAGCGTCGATCTTCAGACCGATGTCACGGGCCAACTGGCTACGAACCAACTGCTCGGCACCAGGCGCGCCCAGTTCGATCAGACGATTCGACAGCGTGCACAACGCGAACACGTCGTGCGGGTACAGGTCGATCTGGCCGAAGGTCATGTCGCCCGAGGTCACGGCCTCGACTTCACCCAGCCAGTAGGCAGTGGTCGCGCCCGTGATCTTCGGGATCTGCACCGGCGAGCCGGTCAGGCCACCCATGCGCACGGTGCCAGCTTCGTACGCGACGATGGCAGCTTGAAGCAGCGGAATGATCTGAGCCGACATCACTTGGTTCGGAACGATGAAGCCGCCGAGGCTATCGACGGTCGTCACCATATCCTTCGTCACCACGGCCGAGTCCACCGTGCCGGCGGCAGCCGAGCACATCTCGTACTCGAGCGGCGCGAACTTCGCCACGTTGCCCTTCATCAAGCCGCTGATCAGCTTGGAGAAGGAGAACTCCTTCACTTCCTTGCTGTCGTGCGACAGGCCGGGCACCGCGAAACGGGCAGCCTTGGCGTCGGCTTCACGACGCTGGGCGTCCAGCTTCTCGTCCAGTTGCTTCGCGAGACGCTCGCACAAGGCGGCATCGCGCTGGTCCAGGTTGCTCTTGAGCTGGCCGATGAGCGCCTGCGACAGCGCCTCGACCGACTGGTTGTTGATTTCCATCTGTCTTTTCCTCTGCGGTCTTAGGGTTGTCACAGGGACCGAGCGACGCGCTCGGCCACCTGCGCGAAGAACGCCGCAGCGTCTTCGCGTCCAGACGACCGCAGAGCGGCCGCCTTGTTCTTGGGTTCGCCGGCGATCTTCTCGATCGCGGCCTCGTCGAAACGCTTCTCCAGCGCCTCGATCGAATCATTGAGGCGACGCAGGCCCTTGTCCAGAGCCGTGAGCGCGGCGATCTGCGCGTCGAGCGCGGCAGCCAGCGCCTTGACTGCATCGGCCGACATCTCCATCGGCTCCTCTTCCTCGGCCGCCTCGACCTCGACTTCGATCTCCACCTTCGTCAGCGTCGAGAACTTGTGCGCCACAAAGACGTCCGTCTCTTCGTAATCGCCGTCCTCATTCGCCTTGTAGATCTTGATCATCGCCGCCGGATCTTCCGACGTGCCCTCGACGCTGAAGTCCGAGTTGGGCACCTCGATCTTGCCGTTGGCCTCAATATCCACGATCTCGCCGAACGCATCACCGCCGCTCGACTCCCACGTCACAAAGTCCCCGACCTTCAATGCATCGGCAGCCGCCTTTGACACGCCGCCGCACTCGCACGCCGCCTTCGAATCCTCGGCCGGCGACTCCACGGCCGCCGTGCCCTCGCGGCACATCGAGTACGCCACGGCTACCACTTGGTCGATCTTCCACTCGGGATGCTCGTCGATCAGCTTGGGGATCTTGCTCGACACGCAGTCTTGTAGCGGGTCGGCAACCGTCACCGGCGCAGCATCGCTCTTCGTGGACTTCTTCATCGGATCGTAGGCCCAGTTCTTCAGCGAGATGTCGCGCTTGGAAATCGGGCATGCCTCGCTGACCGGCTCGCCCTGCTCCATGTTCTTCATCCGAGCCACGAAGGACGTCGTCCGCTTGGCATTGTCCACCAGCCGGCGGTCCCACTTGTCCTTCGGCGTCTCGAGGAGCTCGAGGTTGCGCTTGATCACGGCGTCAGCGTCCACGCTCGCCTTGCGGCTGCATTCGTTCGCGTCCCACGCCTTCAGCTCGCTGGCCGACATGTTCACCGCGTCGCGCCAAGAGCTGTACACGGCGTCGAGCTCGTCCTGCTCCAGCTTCTCGACCGCGCCCACCGCGAACGTGCGCCGGGTCGGCATGATGCCGGCCACGCGCAGCAAGAGGTCGTCGGCCATCTCGCGCGAGAGCGTGCCGCGCTTCACCATGTCCGACATCGCCTTCGCGATCGGGTCGCGCTTGTGCGACTTCGACAGCAACGCGTTAGGGTTCGCCGGGATCGAGCAGTTGGACAGCTCGAGCTGCTGCTGCTCCTCGTACAGCACGCCGTAAGGTCCGAGACCGATCTCCTCGCGCTCGGCCTCGTTCTTCGGCTTGTACGCGCGCGTTGGCACAAAGCCCACGCTCACCGCGCGCAGGCCGCCCTCGTCGATCATGCGCAGCACCGCTTCCGACATCGGGTTCGCCGACTCGCTGAAATAGGTGATCGACTCCATCAGCGCAGGACGGCCGGAGTTCTTCTCCATCGACCAGTCATGCACGCGCCCGATCGGGAAGGCGTCCGAGTAGTGGCCCCACAGGGCGACGGGGTTCTTCTCGAACTCCGTGAACTTCCAGCCGGCGACACGGATGATGTCGCCCATTCGGTCTGCCGTTTCGTCGCTGGCAATAAATCGCCGCGTGCGACCGCCGTCAGGGGCCTTCGACACCGGAGCCGCCACGCCACGAACGTGAATCGCCGACGTATCCAGCTTGATCGCGAACACGTCCTCTGGCTTTGCAGACGACAGTTCGGCCGGCGTCGCGATGCCGTTCAGGATCCGCGCCGCCAGTTGCTGGACTTCGCTGTTGTGGACTAGGACTTCCATGCTGGTGTTATACAACCGGCGCGACGACGCACCGGCAGTTGATGACCTCGTCTGCGGCTCCGTTCGGGTCGTTCGGGTAGCGCAAGCCCGGCTTGAATTCTTCTCCAGGCGCGACCACGCGGCCATCGAGCTCGCGAGAGC